CGATACACAACCGAGGACGGCGTGAAAGTCGAGTGTGTTGCGAGTGATGAGATAGATGGATCCTGTTCGCTCGGCGGGATTCCAGAGTGCGTATTTTACGATACCGACTGCGAAGGGATACACTGCGAGCTTCCGCAGCGCCGTTACATCACAATCGCCGACGCGGACGAATGGCACGCCAGGCAGGCTGATCGGGTCATCCAGGCAGCCGCTGAGCTATCAGCAGCGATCGAGGAGCATGAGGAGCGTAGAGAGACGCAGCCGGGCGAGTGGGAGGAATGCGAGGTGCGATACAAAGAATCGGCCCCTGTTGTCTGTCTCCCTAAGTGGCATCCATACAAGGAGAGGAGTTGTGATTGTACCCTGTCGTCGGCCCAGTGGCTCGCCGGATTCGGAGGCGTCCAGTTCGAGGGACAGAGCGGCGATCCTTGGTTTTCGCGACTTAGCTTTATCGATCCTCAAGGGTGTCTGTACGACCACCCGATCGACGGAACCAAGCCAACGCGCGTGACTAAAGCCCGGTTCATGAGGCCAAATGCAGCGGAGGAATGATCGCCATGCCGAAGACATGCAAGCACAGGGATAAGATCCTCGCCGTACTCGCGACGCCGGAGGGGCAGGCGATGACGCTAACCGAGATCGCGGCCAAGGTGGGATGCTCGATCGCGACAGCCGGAAAGTACCGCGTGAAACACTACGGCAAGCGGCCGCGCATTAAAGGCAGGATCAGCCAGCACAAGACGCAGGCGGACGTAACGGAGGCGATGTTCCCCGCGGAAGAAGGGGATTATTCCCGGGCTCCATGCAAGGGCGGATCGTATCAGATCGCGACGCCCAGCAGGATCGAGCGGCAGGCCCGGCTGATCAGGCAGCGGAACAACGTGGAGTCACGCGACGAATTCGGCGAACTGACTGAGGAGATCGAGAGTAATTTGGATTACATAGACCACGAATAAGGGAGATGACGATGAAAATCGGAGATCGAGTCAAACAGGACGGCAAGACGTACGAGGTGACGGCTTCTCACCACCTCAAGGAGGTGCACCCTGATCGACTACGGTTCGAGTGGATCGTCGGTGGAGGCGACGCGGATGGAATAGTCGAGCGGCTTGATCTTGCGATGGACGTCGTATATGAGGATATGCAGAGCCTACCAGACGCGATCGACTTGCAGATAAAAATAGGCCATTGAGCCCGTTTTCCTTCCGCTGGTCCTGGCCACCTTCCTAAAAAATGCACCACATATAAAGGATTTGCACCACATACTGGGGGAGGGCGCTGGAATCCATGAGAGCCTCGCATCGGTTGCATCCGGTGCGGGGTGCTTTTATGCGCAAATAAAAAGAAAAAGGTTAGATTGACGCAACTTCTCATATCGGGTATACAATGGAAAGTACCTAGCTTAAACCTTGCGAAGGGGGTGCAAGAGTAATGGAACTAAGAAAAACCGAGACATCGCAAGGTAATCATTTATCAAGGAGGGGATCCGATGGCAGAGCTGATCATCGTCTTCGCGGTTATGTTCCTGGTAGGGACTGCAATCCGAACGCAAGCAGGCAAGCATAAATGATAGCCGACCGCATCAAGGAACTCAGACGCGTTAGGGCGGGCGACATCCTAGCCAACCCGAGCAACTACCGCACGCATCCGGATGAGCAACGGGACGTCATGCAGGCTGTCCTTGAGCGCATCGGGTTCGCCGGTGCATTGCTTGCCCGAGAGCTGGACGACGGAACGCTAGTACTGATCGACGGGCATCTACGCCGCGACATGGATCACGAACAGATTATGCCGGTCCTTGTGACCGACCTGACCGAGCAGGAGGCACGCGAACTGCTGGCGGTCTACGATCCTATCAGCGCGATGGCCGGGCAGGATGACGACATCTTGAGGGACCTGTTGGCGAAGATCGAGATCGAGGACGGGCCGCTTGCTGAGATGCTTGCGGCGATGGATGAGGAAGTCAATATTGCCGATATCGTCGACGATGGAAGCAAGTCCGGCGCGTCACCGTGGGACAGGATGAACAACGATCCGGCTGAGGGCGTGACATTCACATTCGGCTCGGTGTGCGCAAAACTAAGCATGGATACATACGAGGCATTTAGGGACGCTGTCGAGGAACTGGGGGTCGGCGAGTGGATGTCAGAGCAGCTATAATAGACCTGAGCTTGCCGACTGCAAAGCAGGATAATAGGGGCCTTGCTGCCCAATGGCTGACCGTTAACCTGGGAAGGGCCGGGCTGAAAGAGCATACAATAGACGACGCAAATATTGTACTATGTACGGCTGTTCACCCGCAGGCTGCTGTCAGGATAGACCGACTTAGAAAGGCATACCCGAGGGCTGTATATATTGTTGGTGGGGCGGCTGCGACGTCCCCGGCGTCGATGGGCCATATATGCAATGTCGTGCTCGGAGACTCGCGAGGATTTATTGAGAAGCTGGCAAGGGGCGGCATCGGTGCCGCGATGCAATGCAGCAACGTATGGAGAGACGGCGACACGGCACGGGTAGAAATAGACCAGAGCTTCCCGTGGGACATGCCGCCGTTGAGGCAAGAGACGGGGGCCGTCGCGTTCGTGTGTGGCCGTGGATGCAAGCATAAGTGCCGGTTCTGTCAGACGTCGTGGGCCTATACTGAGCAAGAACACGCCAACCCAGGGCGGCTAGTGTCAGCAATAAAGAAACAAGTCAAAAGCGGCAACAAGGTCAACTACATAAGTAATGACATATCGGCGCACGCTTTCACGTCAAAACTGCCTAAGGTCGGCGTGGCGTCGATGAGCATAGACTACATGAGAAAGAACGGATTGCCCCCAAGCCGACAGGTACGAATCGGGGTCGAGGGCGTTTCCGAAAGGCTGAGAGCTAAGTGTAAGAAGCCGACGACAACGAAAGACCTAGTAGACTGCGCATCATGGCTGAATAAAAACGGGAGGTCAGTGCGGTGGTTTTTTATCGCAGGGCTACCAGGCGAGACGGAAGACGACTGGACAGAACTAGTAGACGCTGTGCAGACATGGAAGCGAGTTACGCCGAAAGGTGTTCTTGCGTTGTCCTTCACTGCGTTCTGCCCAGACCCCGCGACTCCGTGGTGCGATGCTGGGATAGGCGACGGATACTATGATAGATGGCTCAAGTTTAAGTCCTGGTTTTTTGATGGCGGCGGATGGAGCAACCGAGTCAAACTAATGGCGCCGCAAGGCGTGGCAACGCTACGAGAAAAGGCTGCGTGGTCGCTCGGGCTATCGATAGACGACGCATGCAATGGCGGCATAATGACACCGAACGCACGGGTTCTATACCCATACAGGAAGGCCTGGAAGTCAGCACGACTTACAGGCGAGACGGCACACGTTGAGGCGAGCAAATGGGCGAAGTACCGATGAAGCGATCCGAGATACGCAGCGCCATCAAGGCGGTAACGCACAACTGGGACATCCCTCAGGCCGTGCGAAACATGGTGCTGGCCGATGCGATCAAGACGGTGCAGCACCACGAGTCATCCATCAGACAACGCCAGTCAGCGAGCCGTTTGATCGTTGCAATGAACGCCCAGAACATCGACCTAGAGAAGGCGAAGAACCCGCAAATCGGACTGAATGTCAACGTGGACGCACCGGATCCAGGAGAGGCAAGGCGGATCGCAAGGGAGTTGCTAAATGATCCAGAGTACTTGGCCTACCAAAGATCGCGTCTCACGAGTAGCGACGCCCGCGACGTTTGCGGAGAATGCGAGCAAGGGACTAGCGGAACCGTGGATGCCAGCGAGTCACCTGCTGCTGATTGACGAGGCACTGTGTGATCTGGTCGCAGACCGATCGGCTCGAATCCTGATTATTGAGGCACCGCCGCGACACGGCAAGAGCGAGTTCGCATCGAGATGGTTTCCTGTTTGGTACCTTGGCATGTTCCCGACTCATCGGGTGTTCTTCGCCGCTTACGGGGCGACGTTTGCCGAGGAGTTCGGGGCATGGGCACGAGACAAGTACGCCGAGTGCGGGCCGGAATGGTTCGGCTGCGGAGTAGACAAAGCTAAGGCGAGAGCTGATCATTGGAAGACGACAGAGGGCGGCGCGATGTATTCGTGCGGCGTCGGCGGTCCGATCAACGGGCGCGGGGCCAACCTATTCATCTTCGACGATCCGATTAAGAACGCACAGGCAGCGGCGAGTGAGGCCCAGCGGTCCAAGATGTGGAACTGGTACAAATCAACGGCGTCGACGCGGCTGGAACCAGACGGCAAAATGGTGATCATCAATACACGATGGCACGTCGACGACATGACCGGGATGATCATTAAGGCAGCGCACGAAGGCGACTCGCGACCAGTACGACGCATCACACTTCCAGCGATTGCAGAGTTCAACGACATGGCAGGCCGTAAAGAGGGTGAAGCTCTGTGGCCTGAGCGGTTCCCAATCGAGTCATTGCGAGTGAAAGAGAAGGAGCAGGGGCCGTTTTATTGGAACGCCCTGTACCAACAGCGACCGACGAGCCACGAGCGAGCGATATTCAGAGACCACTACTTTGACGGGATCATGGTTTGATGGCTGACGCATGGCCGGACAAGTTCGAGGTCTCCGCGATGTACGTGGACCCAAGCATGGGAGCAGACGCCAAGCGGGGCGACTACTCGGCCATTGTGTTCGCGGGCTGGGCGTTTAACAAGCTCTGGGTCGAGTGCGACATGGAGCGGAGACCGCCGACTGAGATCACGCGAGACACGATAGCGATGTACAAGCGTTTGTTTCCGGATGCGGTTGGGTGCGAGTCGAACGGATTTCAGAACGTAATCGCTGAAGCATTAGAGGCGGCGTTTATCGAGGAGCGACTTGGCGACGTGCCGGTCTATCGGATTAAGAACAGTATCAATAAGATCATCCGGATCACGCAGCGACTTGACCCGTACCTGGCACGCAAGGAGATCAGGATACGAGACGACAAGGGCGGACGGTTGCTTGTCAACCAGTTGCGTGACTTCCCACTGGCTGACCACGACGACGGGCCGGACGCGCTCGAAGGGGCGATAAGATTGATAATGGAACTGCTATGCGAAGGGGATTGAGCGATGAATACGACAAGCAGCAAAGCGATACCGCTGAGCATGATCACAATGATTCGGAAGCTGAGTCGTAATGGCAAGTCAATAAGCCAGATCGAGCGTATTACCGGCGTATCAGCTCGGAGCGTCTGGAAGTATACGCAGTCAAGCGATAAAGGGGGGAGCGATGGCGGCATTCACGGAGACGAAAGAACAGTTCGTTGAGCGGTACAGCAAAGGATCGGCAACGCAAGGCGTGTTCGATAATCACCGCATAGCGATGCCGTGTGACTGCGAAGATGGCGGCGGGCCGACGCACTGGGCCGCGATACGTCGAGACACCGAAAATGTCGAACACCACTTGCAGTTTCACGCGCCAGAGGGAACGCCGTGGCCAACAGAGATAGACAAGGCAACAGCCAATATAGAGGCAGACGATGAGTAAAGCACTCGCAAAGCTCGACCAGATGCAAAGCGACCGTGACGAGGCTGTCCTTGAGCGTGAGCTACGGTACCTTGAGGCGGAGAAGAATCTCGTTCTTGAGATGTCTTTCGGCCCGCTCGTCGAAGCGTCGTTTGGTGAACGCGTCGATATGTCTGATCGCTACCTGACGGACGGACCAGGCGGCACGCTTGAGCCGCTACCCTCGCGAGCAGACGACCGGAAGGACGGCGACAACCAACCCTTCTGGCAGAACGAATTCGAGCTCCAACGGATCCGTGGCATCGCTCGATTCATCGCTACATTCAACGAGATCGGCATAGGCGCCATTGATATCATGGTCAAGTATGTCGTGGGTACTGGCTTTGAATACGGCATTGAGTACGAGCGGAACCCAGCGGCGGCGAAGTCTGTCGAGGCGTTCGTCGATGAGTGGGACGAGCGGACCTCGTTCACAGGCGACCTTGACGCCGAGCTCAAGAGCCGCGAGCTTCGAGACGGCGACTTCTACGCATGGATTAAGCCGATCGGTAACGGTCGATCATCGATCCGAATCGTCGAGCCGGATGAGATCACCGAGCCCGCCGACGCTTACCGGCTCGAAGAGCATTACAATATCCCGCCTGGCGTGTCCTGGAAGTACGGCATCGCGACCGACCCGGACGACACGTCGATCATCTACGGATATTATGTCAACTGGAACGGGCAGCCCGGCAACGAGGATTTCGTCCCAGTCGAGCAGATGGTCCACGTCAAACGCAATGTCGACCGGCGTGTGAAGGTAGGCGTATCTGATTTCTACGCGGTGTGGGAAGACCTGTGCCGGTCGGAGAAACTGCTTGCCAACATGGTTCAGGGCGCATCGATCCAGGCGTCTATTGCCCTGATCCGGAACCATGAGACCGGCGTATCGAAGGCGAACATTGATAGCATACAAAGCGCACTAACAAGACAGGTCACCGCAAGCAACTCGACGCAGCTCGTCTCTGACGTCAAGACCGGCCAGATTATCGATCAGTCGCGATGTACTACAGAGCTCGGCCCAATGGGTACGGTTGCCGGTGCGAACTATGAACTGATCCTTCAGGCCGCATATCGGACGATCGGCAGCCGCTGGCACATGCCCGAGTATATGATATCAGGCGACGCATCTAACGGATCATTCTCTTCGACGCTTGTTGCAGAGTCCCCGTTTGTTAAGACCACTGAGGTAGAGCAGAGCCGGACAGGCAGAGCCTACAACCGCATTCGAAAGATCGTCGCACGAACCGGCGCGGCGGCTGGCAAGATACCCGGCGTGACAGTCGAGGACATCGACGCCATGAGCTTCACCGCAGTTGGTGCGAACATCGCAAGCCGTGAGCGGGACAAGGATATCACCGTCGATGAGAAGCTCGTCCAGATGGGAGCAATGAGCCTTGAGACGCTCGCCGCTCGTAATGACCTGGACTATAACGACGAGCAAAAGAAAGGCGCGGCTGGTCTGGCTCCGACTGGTGCGACCGAGTCGCTGAAGCTCGGCGAGTGGCTCAGGCGGAAACGCAAAGGACAAGACAAGGGCTGTTCGTGCGGCAGTGATCATGATGCAGGATACATGTAATGCCAGACGTACCGGACAGGACAGTACGAGAGGACGAGATAGCGGTCGCGATCGGCCTGCTGTTTGATGAGATAGTCGAGACTGACCGAGTCAACTGGGTGGCGTTAGAGATCGGAATACAGTCGATACTCAGGCAGTCGCTAGACGATACCCACGCGACAATGTACCTGCTGCTCCTTAGTGACACAGTACCAGGTGTAGAGGCAGTTACGGCGAATGCAGAGGCTGGGTTCAACGCGACGCGGTACGCAGATAGACGGAGCAGGGAGGTTGCGAGAGGCGTTGTCGGAAGGCTCCAGCAAGGATTACAGAACGGCAAGAGTGCCGAGTCGATATTCACGCAATCAAGGGCCGACAGTATAGCGGCAACCGAGACAACAGCCGCAGCGTCAGCAGGAGAGCAGGCAGCAAGGCAAGAGCTAGAGGCGGGTGACTCGACTGCTATTGGAGCACTTGCGATATTTGGGATGCTGGCAGGGGAGACGGATGCGGTCGACAAGATACAGCACGACGTAGTCGAGACATGGGAGACGGAAGACGATGCGAGAGTCTGTCCAATATGTGCGCCGCTCGACGGCATGAAACGAGACAAGTGGGGGAACGAGTTCCCGACAGGACCGCCCGCGCATCCTAACTGCCGGTGCTGGCTATCATACGAAGTCGAAAGGAAAGTAAGCAGATGAAGAACAAACACATACGCGAGATCAGCTACAGCGACGCGGCGAAGGTTGACCACGAAGCGGGCATTATCCGCAATGTCAAGATCCTCGGAGCGGTCAGCGAGAACGGCAGGCGTTACACAGAGGGCTGCATGAAGTCAGCCTGTGGGATGTATAACGGCCAGCATGTGAATGTCGATCACTGTACTGAAATGTCGACCGAGCCTCGCGGAGTGATGGAGCAGGTCGGGATCATCAAGGATCCGAAGATGGGTGAAGGCGGCGGGATCTATGCCGACATCCATATCCTGATGAACCATTCCGCAACGCCTGCTCTGATGGAGCGGGCTGAGAGGTTCCCCAATTCGTTCGGGCTGAGCCATGACGCGAATGGAAACGTAAACAGCGATGGCGAAGAAGACGTCGTCGAGGAAATCACAGCGGTCAACTCCGTGGATATAGTCAGTGCTCCGGCCACGAATGCCGGGCTATTCGAATCCGTTAAACCTAAGAGGTCGAACATGAGAACCCTACGACAAGTGCTCGGAAAGGCCGCCAAGCAGAACAAGCTCGCCAAGGCGCTGCTTGAGGCTGAAGGCGAAGACGACGAACTGAAGAAGGCGCTCGACTCCGAAGCGACGCCAGAAATGGACGCTGCGGCTGAGGTGCCGCCAGCGGAAGGTGAAGAGGAAGTCGTCGAGATGGATCCACCCGTTGACGATCCCATGCCGGGCAGCGATCCGGTCGAGGCCATGCGTGCCGCAATCGGCGAGAAGGCAATGGCCATTTTCTCCGATCCGGATACGGACGCGGGAACGAAGCTTGCCGCGCTCAAGAAGCTGCTCATTGCTCAGGACAAAGTATCGGTCGAGATGGCCGCGATCTCCGACAAGGTCGACGCTACGGCGGAGTCTGTCAAAAAGCTCACTGATCTGATGACGAACCTCGTCGAGGCGAAAGGCCCGCCCCCGGTTGTCGGTCGAAAGTTCGAGATCCAGGAAGCGAAGGACGGCAAGTACAAACAGCTCGGCGAGATCTTCAAGTAGTCGAGGTCGCTTCGGCGATCCAATCATAACACGAAAGAAAAGGAGCCTATACAATGGCTGAAGATAGAATCCCTTACTTGGACGCGACCGGGCGACTAGACCAGGTCTTCCATTTCTCTGACGACTTTACCACCTACGTGACGGCGGATGACTGGACGCTCGTTGCGCTCGCCGCCGGAACGGCGGCTGTTGGTGACGCCGCAAATGGCGTTATTGTAATCACCACAGCGGCAACGGACAACGACGACACGGCGATTGTACAGACGGCGGAAACGCTACTGATCGCAGATGGAAAGCCTATTTCCTTCTACTGTCGCGCGTCAATCACGGAAGCCGCGACGAACGTTGCAAATGGGTTTGTCGGGCTCATCAACGCCGCCGCCGCCGATGATATGGTCAACGCCGGCGCAGGGATGCGGGTCGACTTCTCGGGCGCCACATTCTTCAAGGTCGACGGATCGCTCAACTGGAACGTGATCTACTCGGACGGCACGACTCAGACGGCTGTCGAGCTGACGGCTGCCAACAGCCTGACGAAAGAGGCTGTCGCTCACGTGTCCGCTGTCATGCAGGATTTCAAGATCGACATCATTCCGAAGACGAGCACGAAAGTCGACATCAACTTCTATGTCGGCGCCGTTGATGGAAACCTTGACCTTGTCTATCGGATGATTGACAAGACATACGCGTCGGCTACAGAAATGCAGGCGGAATTCTACCTGAAGGCAGGGTCAGCCGCAGCAGAAATCATGAGCGTCGACTATGTCGCAATCGACAAACTCCGCTAGTCACGGGCCAACATACAAGCCATACGAAAGGCGATAAGAATGCAATACAATCTAAAAAAAGAGTTGGCCCGAAACTATAAGGGCCTGAAGAAAGAGCAACGCCTCCCTGAGTGGAAGGAGGAGTTCCGCCAGATCATGAAGGACGGGCACCTGACCGGCACAGACTGGCCGCTCAAAGAGCAGTTTATGATGCTCGTCGATGGTGGTCGTGACATGGTGCTTGACCGAAACGACTTCCGCTCGATGAATGTTTCGGAAGCAGTGAGCACAGCCGACTTCGCGAACGTCAATGGCCAGATCGTTTACAACGAAGTGATGAAGGGCTACACGAACGAAGTCTTCATCTCGCAAGAGTTGCAGACGACCGTACCGACCGACCTGAACGGCGAGAAGATCGGTGGAGCAACAAACATCGGCGACGACGCTGGCGTTGTCTCGGAAGGAATGCCGTTCCCTGAAGTCGGGATCTCGGAAGACTTCATTGAGACGCCTATGACAGACAAGTACGGACTGATCGTCAGCGTCACAAAGGAGGCTATCTTCTTCGATCGGACGATGCAGGTACTCAAGAACGCGAGCGACGTCGGTAAAGCAATTGGGATTCGGAAGGAGAAGCGATCTCTCTCCACGATCCTCGGTATCACCAACTCGTACAATCGTCGTAGCGTAGCGATCGACAGCTACGGAAACAGCTCCGGCGTGCACGATTGGGACAATCTATCGGCTTCGACGGCTCTCCAGGACTGGACCGACCTCGATGCTGTTTGGCAGTTGCTCGCGGCAGTCACGGACCCGAACACGGGTGAGCCGATCCTCAACATCCCGAGTCAGATTATCATCCCGCCTGCGTTGCGCGATACGATCAAGCGGGTGCTGAACGCGACGCATGTCGAGGCCACGACGAACACATCGAACGTGACCCGCAGCGGCTCTCCGAACGATCCCTACCAGTGGTATACGAGCCAGTACGTTACAAGCGTCGGCGGTTCGTCGACCACCTGGTTTATGGGTAACTTCCGCGAAGCGTTCCGCTACATGGAGAACTGGCCGATGACGGTCACGTCTCAGCAAGCGGGGGCAACCGCTGAGTTCGAGCGTGATATTCTCGTCCGACACAAGGCGAGCGAACGCGGCTCGCCCGCTGTTTACGACCCACGGCTTGTCGCCAAAGCGACTGCCTAGGAAATCCCTTCCGGTGGGGGCGGCGTCTTATCTCCCGGCGTCGTCTCCATTGTATAAACTACAACCAACCGCATCATCAGAAGGAAATGAATCATGTCAACCACTGCAAAGCCTGTTGATCCCGCAACCTATCAGCGTACCCCCGAATACAAGCTCAAGAACCCTGCTGACAATCCGTACACTAAGGGTAAGAAGAAGATCTCCGATGCGCCGCTACAGTATGACTGGCCGGAGGAAGCTTTTGAGGGCGTCGTCAACTATCAGACCGGCGTCATCAACAAAGGCGACCGCCGATCGGAATGGCTGAAGCGTCACGGACTTAAGAGCCCGACCTACGCTTGGCGTGTCGTGCTCAAATTGAAGACAAAGGTCGACGGGAAGTCAACGATCACAGAGCTCCCAGCCTACGAGTGCTGGGCTGTGGACGAGGGCGAGGCTCTGAAGTACACGTTCAAGACGTACAAGCTCGCGCCTGTCGATTGCGTCTATGAGAATCCTATCCGAGTCGACGAAGGGTACTAGATATGGCTGACAACACGACGTTGATCGAAAACCTAAAGACTCGCCGCCTGGCGATCTCGGTTGAGCTTGCCGCGATGAGTACCACCAAGGCGGGCGGGCTCCCGAACCGTGCAAGCGAAGGAATCAATGTCGATCATCAGGGCTATATCAAGAGTCTGAACGAACAGATGGACGCCCTGACACGCCATATTAAAGAGCTCGAAATGGAACAAGACGGCAGCGTCTGGAACGCATCGATAGGCATCTGATGACTAACCCATACTCAGTAGATTACAGCGCCGACTACAACTATGTAGACGGGATCGAAACGATCTCGTTGACGCCTCAGAATCCGGCCGCTACTGCGATCACTGGAATCAAGGCAGTGCGGTCTACGGTCAACCTGAGCGAGGTCCAGCAGTATGGAAGCATCGGAACGAATACTGGCGACGTGCTGTTTGTGATCTACCTTGCGACGACGACGACGGCACCACTCGACGAAGACCTGATAACAGATGCGGCGGGCGTGAAGTACATCGTGCAATCCGTGCGAATGCTGGCAGATGAGGGACAGGCCCGAACGGTCTGTAAGCAGGTGCAAGCATGACGGTGATCAAAAAACAACCATTGGAAGTCGGCCAACTTAAAGAATATGCGGAGTCGGTCAACGAAGGGCTCGAAACAGCCGACGCTTATAACTCACTCGACCAGGCTCATGACATGATCGTCCAGGATACACGCGACGCGCTTAACTCATCCATGAGCCAAGAGGGTGACGTGTGGATAGACCGAAAGAAGGTCGGTGACGGGCATCCGCTGCTGATGGATACCGGCAAACTCATGCAAGCCGCGACCGGCGGCGGAGCCGGTCACATCAACGATAACGACGGGCGGAATGCGGTTTTCGGGATTGATGCTGACACTGTCCCATATGCGGCGATCCACCAAGGCGGCGGCGTCACGCGGCCTATGCCGCAACGCAAGTACTTCGGCGCGACCGAACAGACCGAGGACGCAATCGACGAACTGATAGCCGACGAAATGATAGAGGTGTTTTAAGCACGGATACGCCGACGCGGAGCACAACGCGAATCACTACAGACTCAATGCACTATTGAAAGAACGTGAGAAGAGCGACTGCTCCGCTCGGCTGTTTACTCAGAACCAGAGGCGATCCAATGGCAGCTACCCGAATCGTACCACCGACCGAAGAAGCGATTATAAAGAAGATCTGGCGGATGACGTCCGGTGTTTGGCGGCGAGAAGTTCCGACATCAGGCGTCTACGTAAATGTCATGATAAAGATGGACCGAGTTATTACGACGGAAGAAGAGACGATCCTTGAGGGGCTCATCAATGCCCTCCCGCTCTGCCAGGCTTCCGACGTCTGTGTGATCCTGGATGCCGTGCCTTCATTCGTCGGCGCACGTGCCGATCTGATCGTCGATGTCAAATGCCAGCCGGTCAATACTCCAGCACCCTAGGAGCCATCATGGCTGACCGCTTTCAAATCCTCATATCCGCAACGTGGAATAACGTCAATATCTGGTCGACATCGACCGGAGGCGCGGGAGGTGCGAGCGTACCAGGCATCTTGGACACTGCTATATTTGACGGCAGCTCGGACGATCAAGCATTAGACGCTGATCTCGGTACGGTATCCGCTACACTCGGCGACTACTCGGCATCGACCGAGGGCGTGAATACGATCGACACGACCGGCTACGGGGGCATATTCGATCTCGATACCTTCAGTGCGGTCATCGGCTCAGGTGGCCTAACGCTCGCCGCTGGCGAGATGCAGGGCGGAACGGGTACGATTGTCGTTCGCGGCGACATCGACGGCACGGGCGGCACATGGACGGATGACGCTTCGCTACTCGTCATCGATGGTGGCACGGCGGGAACACCGCTCACGCTGACCGCTTTCCCGC